AGTCCGCGAACGACGACTAAGCCGTACATATCGGGACGTACCATCTTCTTGGCATATCGAGTCATGACACCCTTACGGGGCACGAAATCTTCCACGCCAAAGATTGTGGGAGTAACTTGCAACGGAACATAAGGAGCATATACATAGCCACTTTCAAGGAAGCTATTGCCCTTACGACCAACCAAACAAAGGTTACGCGAGAAGTAAGGATCAACATAAATGTCGAATTTCTTACTAATGCTACCAACTTTAGAAGCGCCTGCAACGCCTTTGTTGTCATCAGCAGTTACGCTAGCTCGGAAGCCAGCAGTAAACTCCATAATGTTTGCAACTTCAGGAGAAGTAACGATAAAGTTAGCACCACCACGCAAAGTTTTACGGTGGATCTGAGCCGAGACGTCATTGATTGTCTCAATAAGCGTTTCGTACCACTCAGAAACCGTACCGGTGAAGTCGGGAGCTTTCGCAGAAGCGCCAACTTCTTGGCCGGTAGTTCTGTTCACAAACAGACCCGGTGAACGAGACCAGAATTGCGTGCCAGCCGTAGCATTTTTAACAAGATCTTCCATGATCTCTCGGTCAATTTCCAGAGCAATTTGCTCAGAGAGAATTGACGTAAGCTCAACTTCAGCATCCAGATTATGGTAGGCATTAAGATCCTGACCAAGCTCTGGCGTCCACTTAGCTTTCAGCTTTTTGGTGATTGCCGTCACAGACACTGAATCGACTTTCAAGTCAATTTCGGGAATGGCAATATTATTTTCCAGTCCCCACGTGTCCACACCAACAACTGCACCAATTGCATTAGTACTACCGGCTGCCGGTGTACCATCAAAGTTATCAGTGATAGTCCACCCGAAAGTCAAACCAGATTGGGTTAATGCGTTCATGGTACCAGAAGGCGTTGTAGCCTGTCCAGCGGTGCCGTCAGTTTTGGCAACGACCCAGAGAACTCTATCCGAAACGCCGCCCGAAAGTTGAGTTAAGCGTCGCACTTGATTAGCTGTACCGCCGCCGGTGTCGCCGCTGTCGGCGAACACGGATGGGCCCGATGCACCAGTAACTGTAAGCGTCACTAAGTTGCTAAAATTAAATTGGCCTTCTGCAGCGGTTGTGGCTAGAGTAACTCTACCAATAGCGAAATGGCTTGTACCAGAAACAAGACCTGGATCGTAGCGAAGAATACTCTTTACTTCGCCAGCGTTTGCTAGTGGCGCGGTGCCGACATCGATACCTGTTTCGATTTCGGTATCCGTCATCCCCCATGTTCCGGAAGCGATTCTAGTTACAGCTAAACTGTCCGATCCTGTTGGTGACGAATAACCATTATTTAAGCTGTAAAAGCTCAATTCGGAATTCAAACCACTAAGATTCACACCACCAGTAATCTCTTGACCCACTCTGCCACCACCGTAAAGTGATGTGTTATCTACTTGAGCTAGTCGGTCGTTCTCGCCGGTGCCGTTGAACGTAAAGTCCATAAAGAAAATCAGTCCCGATGGAAGACTCATTGGCTGAACAGAGACAAGCTCGTTAGCAACAAGACCACCGAAAACTCGACGAACAATGGGGAATGCAACGGCTGCAAAGCCTTCAACATCTCCACCGGCCATCGACGAAGCTTCACGGAGAAGCTCCTTGGCTTGGTTTTCGAGCAAACGAGCCATATTATGCTTGCCGCTTTCACCACCAAGACCTTCAAGAAGACCTGTTTTGCCCCATTTTTCGAGCAGCGCAGCGCCTTCCTTCTTGAGATCGCGATTAACGATCCCTTCTGTTAATTTTTGAAGTACTGACATTTTTTCTTTTCCTCCTTTATTTATCAGTTATTCCGGCGAGAGCTTTCATCCTCGCCGCGAGAGTATCACCCCTCTTTTCTTCCTCTTTACGAGGCATAAAGGCTGAAGAGCTTTTAGCCACAACTTCGTTCAGTGATTTTGGCCGACGCGTTTGCGTGCTTGCACCCACTGCACTTTGAAGAGTTTCATATATAATTTTTGCTTCTTCAACTGTCTTCGCTTTCGAAATAGTTTCGACAAGTCTATCTTTTTGTCGCTCATTCAG